TTGACCAATTTTACCGTCTACGTAGGTTGGAGAACCACTTCCATCGTTCCCACCCACTCTATCTTTCGCATTGCCGTTAAGAGGCCACCACGCGACTAAGCTCATTTATGAATCATCCTGTGTAATTGAAATCAAGGCTGTTGGTCGAACTGTTCTGCTCAACTTTGAAATTGCCCATTACAACGCCACCGTTCGGAATCGCAACGTCGCCCCCTTCTCGAAACTCGGCTATATTTTGACCGTTGGCTTCGTCGTAGAATCTCCAAAGGTCAGATCCGCCACCTTTGGTTCGAATGTATGCGTCACTATCGTTTGTACTATCAATTGAACTCACTCTGTTAAGATTGTTGTCGCCTAAATCAAGATTTGAGCTAAGAGGTGTTGTTTCAATTGCAGAAACCGCTTCTGAATCCGTATATCTGTTGTGTGTATCTGTTTCTGGCGTATAATCAACCGGTTCGAACGGTTCGTGGTGATCGTTCGCTGTAACGTCCGTGAGATCGGTGTGAGAGCCGCTTGAGGTATCAATGGTGACATTCCCAGTCTTTCCGTTTACTGACTGTATCGGGGCCGCTGTTGCCGCCTCAGAGTCTGTATATCGAGAATGGTGTGCATCGGACTGAATATCTGTCAGATCCAAGTGCGATCCACTAAATCCGTTAATTGTTACGTTTCCAGTTTTGCCATTTACAGATTGTATTGGAGCCGCACTTTCTGCTTCTGTATCTGTATATCTATTATGATGATCGTTACTGGATACGTTCGCAATTTGACTATGTGTATAATCACCAGAGCTTGCAGTTATTTGACCAGTACGGCCAAAAACGCTGGCTACGTCTGCTGTCGGTGTTTCAAGAATTGCCCATTCGGAATCGAGGCTTGGATCGGAGCCTTTGAGAATATACGATTGGTTTTCATCTTGTTGGACTGCAATATCTCCCGTTTCAGCATCGAGTGCAAGTCGTTCAGTTTGATCTGCAACAACGTCAGTTTCAGTAACCGCAATACTCGGTAATTGTGCCGTTGGGATCTTAGCAGATGAATCAAGTTCGGCAACCCCATCTGCCGCGCCTTTCTCGTTGGGACTAATCGCCGTTGAATTGATTGTAACCGATCCGTCGCCATCATCGAATACAACGAGATCGTCTCCAAAATTAAGCCCATCAGGAACGTCTACTATTTTTGTAGTACTATCGCTAACTGTTAGGCCAAATTTACTAACATCCGTATCAATCTGATCGAATAGCGTACTTAATTCTGTATCGAGATTGTTAGAGGGAAAAACTGGCTTATCCCATTCAAGATTTTTAGTTTTTTCAGTAGCCATTTATTTTGCTTCCGTATTTGACGCGCCGCCTGTGATCTGTCCGGTGTTGGTTCCAGTCAGCGGATCGTTTGTTTCAACTGTATCTCCTTTTCGAGCAACAACTTTCGTTCCTGTTTTTCCGCCGAGCTTCACCGTATCTGAGTCAACAGTTACTTCGCCTGATGCCGAAATATCGACTGTGTAATTACCGCTATTGTCTTTGTTAACTGTGATCTCTGTTTCGCCATCAAACTGAAACGTCATAGCTCCTTCAGCGAGATCGGGAACGTTGTACTCGGACGAAACCGACAAGACATCACAAACAAATGGGTTTCCATCGTCTGTATAGTCAACAACAACAGTCCATCCGGGCTTTGGCTTCCACATTACCCCGGAGTGCGGTTTTCCGACCGGAATATCTTCTCGTGCCCCGCCTGAATGTGAAAGTTGGACGGAGCATTTTACCATCCCATTTGGAGTCTGTGTGACTGAAACAACTCGTCCAGTCTGCTTCGGTTTCTGTCCTCGTACCATTAGAATTGAATCGGTTGTGTCGGAAGTGAATCGCTTGCCATGTCAGGATCGGTCGGGTCAAAGTACCAGAACCGTTCCTTCAATTCACTTCCATTCGTTATTGTTTTCGTTACTTCAAGTGTAATTGTCCATCCATCAGATCCGGTAATATCGTGTTGAACTGAATGAATGGCATACACGCCTTCATTAAGCACATCACAACGGACGTTGGCATTATTGACAAGTACTCGGTCACCAACTCTCAAATCAACAAATTCGGACGTTGGAATACCACTTGAGGCGGTTACGTCAATCACCATCGAACCGCGATTATTCTTGGTGTGTTGTTTTTTAAATGCAGACCGAGCCATATTTTTCAACGCTTTTGGATCGGTTGTTTCTTTTTTGCCGTTTAGAATAATTGTCTCCTCAAGCTCGTTATCATCGAGAAAGCCCGCCGCCGCTCGGGTTTCATACTTCTGACGATCAGTAATGATCCCCCAGTCTTTATCGCCTTCTTGAAGTTGCTTTTGATCCATCTGCCCTTTCACAACGACCGCTTTCAACGGTGTTGTGTTGTCGGGCAAGTTCCACTCGCTGATGTGCCAATTACCGTATCCTCTACCGGCACCGTAGGTATCACCGAGAAGATCAGGTGGGCCAACGACTAAGATCCCATTTTTGTTGACCCAAAAGCTGGTTTCCCAAATGCTCATAACTTCCATGAGCGCCGAGTACGGTGACTCCTCACGGAAATCAAAATTACCGTCACCGTTAGCAAACGGGATTGTTTCCAGCAAGAAATCCTCAACCATATCAGATCCGTTGAGGAAAACGTTGTGTTGCGCTTTCAATTCGTGGGCTTGGCTACTCAATATCGACGGTACACGAAGTACATTATGTGGATCTTGCCGACGTTCGAAAATGTATTCAACAACGTTCTTAAGCGTGATCTCGTGCCATTCTTGGTCAACTGTTCCCGACCGAAGAATCTTCCGCGGATCTTTGATCTCTAAAACAGCTTCGTTTCTACCAAGTGATGTAGAATCTGTTTTGTACCATCCACGGTAGATCACGTTTTCTTCGTCTATTTTTATTTCAATAGGCTCTTTGAACGTGTGTTTGTCAATAATATGTTCGCCTGCCTCTCTCGTTATCGTCGCTTGAACGTGATCGAACTTATTATCATTTTGACGAGAGCGGCGAATATCAATCGAGAATGGGCGTACTTTAATTCCAGATTCAAGAAAATGAATTGCTACATTTGATAGATCGCAACTCATTACTCATCCACCTCGTTCGATGATTCCGTTTCCTGTTTCTGTACCAGATCCGGCGGCAACGAACTTGAGTGTATATTCGTAGACCCACTCGCGTTCTCGATTGTCAACTCCCTTGGGGCCTTCAAGGTTGCCAGATTTGACATACACGAAGCCAGACCACGGCATCGCAACCATCTCAAACTCACTTCCATCATCAAGAACTTCCCAAAACGTATTCTTTTCAGATTCAAGCAGGAATCCGCGAACGTGAAGATCGTGATTCTTACCCCCGTTGTCATTCACTTCTTCACCTTCGCAAAGTCCGTCTTGTCTGTTAATATTCCGTTCTCGGGTTGGCTTCACACGTTCGGGATAATATGTCGGTTCGAATGAAGTTGATTCAGAAACAAGAGAAAAGTCAGGTAAATTGTTAAGCGGTGAGTCTGCCATTAGTTAATCGGATTCCGATTTTCTTCGATAGTTGTTTCGTCCGAGTAATTCTTCTCGACTGCATCTTCAACGTCAGAAATAGACGCCTTCGAAATGTCTCCCTGAACGTTAATAACAGTCTTTGAACCACCGCCACCACCGGCACCAGCACCCATACCACCGCCGTTGGCCATACCTGCTCCGCCACCTCCGAGTCCGGGTGAACCTCCGCCTCCACCACCAAGACTCGATGCTTGACCTTTCGGAGCAATGGCTTGGTACGCGGCATACCCTGCGGCCACGCCAGCGGCGGCGAGAGCGATCCCTGCACCGGTCATGGTCAATAACGTAGCTTGACCAGCAATCAGCACAGCAAGCGCCTCAGCCGCCGCAAGGAACGACGTGATAGCAGTCGCGGCGAACGACGCAATGGACGCGCCCATCGAGGCCAAACTCGTTGACAGTAGCGTACTGAAGGCCCCGGATAACACCCCGACCGCTGTAGCAATTCCATAGACTGCCATCGTTCCTGCGAGCATCGCGGCAACCCACCGCTCGGAGATGAACGATGCAATCCACGCAAAGGCATTAATGACCGGCGAGAAGATCGCGGTCAAGTACGCCAAGACGTGTGCGAACTGGTATAGAACTTTGATTAAGCTGAAAATAGCCTTTCCAACATCAATCATCACATCTTGGTTCTTGTAGGCTTCTTGCGTTAACCATGTGAACGCACGAATAGCAAGGTCACCAAGAATACTTCCGAACCTCATCCCAAGCTGTGAAAGGATTGGTTCTAACTGTACGACGACATCAATAAACTCAGCCGCGTAGGAAACCAATCCGTCGAAGGCGTCGTTGAACGTCGGAACGAACTCCGTCAGTCCTTTCATCGACTGTGCAAGCGGTTCCACTCGAATGGGAGCCGTTGCCATGAACGATTCAGTAAACGGCGAGAACTGTTGGAATGTCGGCTTGAACGTTGCGAATAGTTCCTTTTTGAACTCCTTAATCCGCTGTTGGGCCTCCTTCATTGAATCGGCTAAGTTACTTCCGAAGCCGAGCAATCCGAGGCCGATCACAGCTCCACCAGCGACAGCAATAGACCCCATAGCCGCGGCGACACCAGCGGCGTTTGCGGCCAACGTAATCAACATCGGTGACAGAAGGGCAATCAGTTGCCAGTACTTCGCCATCGTTGGCATTAATTTCTTGAGTGAGTTTATACCCGGGCCACCACTTCCATTGTCACCATCACCACCGAAGCCGGGTAACCCACCGAACCCAAGGATCGACCCCCAGTCCGATGTGCCACCACCACTTTTGAAGCTGTCTAAGTTGGCATCGAAGTTCCCAAACCCATTTCCACCCGTTCGACGTGCGGTTATCGACGTAAACCAGTTCGCCATAGCCGAATCATCGTCCGATCCGAAATACTGTGACGACGGCATATCGACACCAACCTGTCGAAGAAGATCCTGCTCTTGTTGTGTGAATGGGTTGGTTCCATGTTGCCCATCAAGTGTGTTCTCGATTGCGTCTCCGGTGGCCCACATCGCACCACTTTGTCCGCTGTAGATTCCACGATTCTTGTTGGGGTTGTAGACACCGTGATCGCTGTAATCTTTTGTACTTCGGGTTACACCGTCACCATATCCACTTGTTGTATCGAACTCTCGGGTGACATCAGCGAAAGCTTTGCTTTGAGCAAGTTCTTTCGCCATTTTTCTCTGCTCTGCTCCCATCGGGAAGCGACCAGTTTGCCTTTGGAACGCCGCGTCTTCCATCCGAGTTGTGGTCTGAATGTCGCTCGGAGTAAATTGGTCACCACCAACTTGACCTTCGATACCAAGTGAATCGAGTGTGTTATCTAACCGATCCAATTGCGACGACGCTTCAGTTGAAATAGCGCGACCAAAGCCGCTTCCCATCCATTTCCGGTCTTCTTTTGTCCAACCGGGTGAGGTAGGGCCGTCGTCGCCCTTCTCGTTGGTACCAGTCTCAGTTCCAATGCCATGTTTCTGCTTCCATGCTTCATACGGCGAAACGTCATTTTGAGCATTTGAAAGCATCCGCTCAACTTCGGTGTCACCACCACCGCCACTTTGACCCGATAGATCGAGATCACTTTCTTCAATAGCGTCGATGGTGTCCTCTAATTCACCGAGGTTGCCAGCAAGTGAAATCTCAATGTCACCGTTTCGTTTGTTCCAATCCTCGATGGCATCGAGATCCTTGTATATATTGTTGAGGTTCTTTTTCCAATCGTCGCACCGCTCAACACAGACCTTCGTTTTGATTTTAGTTAGACCGCTTTGGTCCATCCCACGTTTCAGGCGTTCAAGTTCTGCTTGACTTTCCTCGAATGAACCGTGGTCAACATAAGCTTCATAATTCGTATATTCTGTGAATGAGTGTGTTTGACTTGTACTTTCGTTGCTGTTATTCTTTACAGATTCAATAAATTGAGACGAAGTGCCATCCTTTGGTTGAACCTCGTAATCAATAGTTGTAGCACCAGCGGCTTTTGCTTGATTCTTTGCCGCTTTAAGTTCGTCAATAAGCTCGGTAGCACTAACGTCAGAATCCCAGTTTATCGTACCACTACTTCTCGATGGCCCATATCCACCACGAGAATCCCATCGAATTGTGCCTTGGGTTTCTAAATCTTCGTCATTTGTGAGTGCATTGAGTACTGGATCATCGTCGTCTATATCAGTTGTAATGCTGATGGATTCGTTGAGGTCACCAAGGTCACCAAGGTTAAGATCAACGTTGTCAACATCAAGCTCGTTCAAAGAATCAACAGATTCCTGAATACTGTCGTGGTCGATGTTTGCGTCAACATCTATTTCGTGGTGACCAGACGTAAGAGCTTCAACTTCACCTTTAAGTGCCCCAACTTTATTTGAGGCACGAGAAACATCAGCATCCAAGTCAACCGACGCGCCGTCCATCGCTTTGAACTCGGAATAGAGTTCACCGATGTCGTCGCGCCACTTCTCGTTAAGTTCTACGTCAATTTGAACTGTCATTATTCCTCATCTACATTTTCAAGCGGGTCCGTCGCGCCGGGATTGACATAGGACTGTTCTTCAACTCTGGTATCAGTACCAGATGCTCCATTGCGTGTGGAACCAGCGGTTGGACCACCACCGCCACCACCACCGCCACTTACCATCTGCTGTTGAGCTTCCATCTCCTGCGTTTTGATCTCTTGATACCCCTGCACCAACACTTGCTTCTGCAACGGGGTGAGTTTCAATTGATCCTCAGCAAGAACACTACCAGCCTGTGTTAAGATCCAAACTTCAGTCGCCGCCCCGCGATCCCGGAAATTCTTTGGCCTTGGAAACGTTCGAGGTAATTTCCATCACCTCTCGACCAATCTGAATAGACTGACCACCAACCATCTTTTCGACCAGTTCGGCAACCTCGGACTGCGAAAGGTCAACCGACTCGGGGTCAATTCCGAGCTTGGCCGCAGTTTGCATGGCCTTCACGAAGCCAACATCAAATTCCTCCTCGGCTTCTTCAGGAGTTTTACCATCGGCTTCAGCCATGATACGCTGGAACTTTGCGTCGTCAATGTCCTCCTCCATTTGTTCCAGTAGCGTTGTGTACTGGTCGTCGGAAAGAGGCTTGATGAGGAGCGTCATCGAATCATCAAAGATTTCGTATTCGTACTCCTCGCGGTAATCGGTGCCCCGAAGAACCATACGCTTGAACTTCGGGATACTTTCGATTTCGTTGCTATCTTCGGTGTTAGAGTCGCTCATTGTATTAGTTAAAGAGGAGTGAGTAGGGCGACTCAATCATGAAGTTATACTAAAACTGCTATCAACGAGAACGGAGGATTACCGCCTTATGTCTCGTCGCGGGCCATCCAGTCGTAGGACGTTTCGGTGGCCTCGCCTTCGTCAGCCGTGTAACCCTCAGAGGTCATTTTCACGCCGCTGTACCCGGAACTCTCTCCGTTAGCGTGCGTGATCGTGATGGAACACTCTCGGGGCGTGTCATCTTCGTTGAACAGCTTATCATCGAAGTAGGACTTCTTGTCCCCGTGGAACGTCAGAGAACCCGAGTAGTCGATAGAAGTAGTCGAAGTCGATTCAAGCTTGACGTTGTTACCGCGAATTTCTGCAAGCGTGATCTCCTTGCTGGTGTCCAGCGATTTGATCGTGTAGTTTGCAGATTGGGTGTCGCCGTTGTCGTCCGTATAGGACACCTCAAGCGAAATATTCCCAGTAACTTCAGCGTCACCGCTAACCGTGGATTGATCTTCAGTAGCCATTGTTAATCAGTAGTTTAGTTGACCTGCCCGGCCAGAACGTCGTTGTAGATGTTACGGAGCGGATCAGTCGTGTCAGCAGTCACGTTGACCTTGGCCGACATAGCGTCCTTCTCCTGCACACCAACGTTGTAGTCTTCAATAGCGTCACTTTTCAGAAGATCCTCAAGCTCGTTGGTAACGACCGTCTCAAGAGCATTTCGGGTTTCTTCCTTATTCAGTCGCCCAATAAACGCTGTTTCGTTGCTATGGACGATGTTAATGACACGATCCATGACAAGGCGAGCGAAGCCTTGCGTCATGCCCTGTTCCTCAGAGTTCTGCTCGGTGACAGTCGTGGGATCGTCCACAATTCGGGCACCACCAGTACCAGATCGAATCGGAACAACGTTGTTGTTCACGAGATCCTTCTGGTCTTGAAGCGAGATCCGCTGATACATCCGACCCTGCGTCTGAAGCGCCTTGCCCATTGCAGAAGCGTCGATACCAAGCGTGGCCCGACGACCAGCATACGAACCCATCGCGCTGTTGCCTTCCTCGTCTCGGGCAGGCATGATAACTTGAAGCCGGGAGGTGTCCCACGTAATGGTGGAAGTCATATCCTCCTCGATGGTAGTGTCCATCGGAAGACCACACAGGGCAACCGCAAGCTCTGCGAAGCCTTCCATGATCTGGACTTCGTTGAGTGCTTCCTGCGTCACGTCAACGTTCTCTTGAATCGGCGTCAGGAAGTCAATCGTCTCACCGCGCTGTTTCGAAACGCCCTCGAAAGCGGCCTTGTAACTCGACTGCCCGTAATGGGTGTAGTCGATAGTACCAGACGTAGACGGAGCCGCGTCAAGTTCGAAAGCACCGGTAACCGGATTGAGATACGCTTCGTCGGTACCCGGATTCATTGTTGCCGGATCGCCGTAGGTTAGCGTAACCGTCTTATCCGTACTGTCAACGGTTAGCGTGTAGTCCTCGACATCTTCCGAAGCCGGAGCTGTTCCGAGAGTGCCCGAGGTAGAACCAAGGCCGCTAATATCTTCAGCACTAACATCGGTTCCCTCGACTGCACACGCATAGACAGGCCGTGCGCCCTCGCCAAGTGCCCCGAAAATTTGCCTCGTAAGCATCGAGTCACCAATTTCACCGAACATGGCGCGAGCGTCAGAAGCAGTCGTAATTGCTTTAACAGTATTCGGGCCGGGATATTCGGGAGCCGTTTCATCTGCCGGACCAACCAAGGCCGGATCGGTCGGGGAACCAAGAGCAACGGCAACCGTGTCCGCACTATCAACCGTCGTCTGAATCCCCGGAATAACGTCGTTTCCAATAGTAGTCATAATTAACTAAGTGTAATGTCGTCTTCTACGCTGGTCAATTCCTGAACCGCAGTCCCACTCGAATCACTCGACGTGTCGTTCTCGATTTGTCGAGTTACGGTGTGGGTGTACTTGACAGACAGCGAAAAGTAATGTTTGTATAGAGGCTCTGGCGTCTCAACGACGGGATCAGTCTGCTTGACTTTTCCAATATAAACCTCTATAACGTCGTTGTGAAGTTGGTCTTCGTACTCCTCGAACACCGCAAAGTGGTCACGGAGATTGGAAGCCAACGTGTACGATTCTGTTTCTGTGGCGCTTCTTGCTTCAATTACGGAGGAGGCTTTGTACTTGTGTTCAAGTCGTTCACCAACCACAGTTCCGCTATCGTCGGTGACCAACCCATCCTGCGACGAGTTTCCACGTTGGACTCGGCTTGCGTCAAGGTCGGTCAATAGGATAACCGGAGCTTCGTGGTCACCGCTACCCTGTGTCTTTACAGGATAACTGACAACCGTTTCAGATTCAGCAATAAGCGCCGAAGCGAGATCAAGTTCATCCATTAAAATGATCGCCTATCTAATCGCTTTTCCATCTCGTCTTCGATGTTGTCTTCACCATCGGTTTGCAGGTAAACCCGCATCCGATCTGAAAAGAACACCCCCTCTGTGCCTTCTTCGTAGAGATGTTGTTGAAGCCAGAATACTTTGACTTGTTCTTCGGCAGTTAGACTATCTACATCAGGCATTAGAGTTGGATAATCGACTCGATTTTGTCTTTGTAGTTTTCTGTGTCCCCAAACTCGTCTTCATAGGCATCAAGCCATTCTCGAAGCCATGCGGCACCATTTTGTGTTTCAATCTTGGTGCCCTTCTCGTACATCCCATTCACCAGAAGCTCGATTGCTTCAAGTTGAGCCTCCGTGTAGTTCCACGGAGCCTTTTTCATGAGATCGTTCGCCAAGTGACCATCAATAGTTAGGGTGTCAGCAGAGTATCCACGATCACCACCAAAGACCCACACTTCGGAATTACGGAGTCCGTCGTGGGTATCATCGAGAACAAAGTCCGGCGCAAGGAGAACATCGTCGTTAAGATCAACGGTGGTCCCGATCTCTATTCCTTGACTGAACTTTTCAGCCGTTTCGGGATTCAACGTATAGTTCTGAATTACGCTCGTCTCTACATTCCACGAGTCGGCGCGTGGGTTCTCGATGATAGACTTTACGAAATTCGCGCTTTGAGTCGTGTTCATTCCACGATACAATTGGAGCTTGCCTGACGTAGCGTGATTCCGTGCCAGTACTTCGTGGCTTGAAATAGAAAGCTCGTGGAACGCTTGTCGTTGCTCCGGTGTTACTTCTGGAATGTCGAACTGATCTTCACCACGGATTGGTGAGTCAATATTATATCGTTGCTTGGCAATTGCCTCAAGATGGGCACCTTCTTCAACAAATGTAGTCTCTTTCCACCGTTGAATGTCCGAAGTAATTGTATCAACTGCCGCATCACCGTACTCATTTCTAAGCTTGCTAAGTAATGCGTCTTCGGTAGACTTTGCTAAGACGCTGTAAGTAAAGTCTGATCCAACAACACCGCTGGTCACTTTAGTTACATCGTCGTAGTCAATCAAGTCCGAAATACTTCCAGAAACAACTGTGGGGTTCCCAATATCGCTTAGAAGTTGGGAACTTCGAAGTGGTCTAAATGAATATGGAGCTGTTCCAACGGTGAACTGTCCGCTGATGTCTTCTGGTCCATCGTCGGTTTCGGATACGTCACCCCAACCAACACTACCACCAGAAGATGAACTGCTACTATCATCGTCGCTAAAGTAGTCTGAACTACCATAGCCAGAAGATCGAGAAGAATCATCACCACCGGGTGACCACGTTGAGTCAATATCCGAATTGTCTCCACCGTAACTTGTGAAAGACTCCGGTGAATCGCCACTCGGATCGTCGTCGTCCCCTGTTGGATCTAATGAAGCGTCGGGATCGAGGTTCAGTCGTTCACGCGCTTCTTCCTCAATAGGGTGCCAATCTTGTAGATTATCAAGAACCCACGGAACCAAATCGTCGGCAGGCGGGTGATCGTCAAAATCGGCTCCTTTGTCAACAGCACCAGCATAAGGTGCTGTATTTAAAACATGATATGAGTTAGAACGAAAGCGTGTCCATTTAAAAGATTCATACGTTTGCCACTTCCAAATGGCGTCACCCTTGTAGACGGATTGCTTACCTTCGTCAATTGTGTTTTCAAGAGTGTCACTAACAGCTTGGTGTTGGGCACGCTCGATAGCACGCTCTAATCGTTTTGTAGTATGCGCTACCGAACGCATTTTCACATCCAAGCTGGCTTTCATGAGATTAGTCGTTTCTCTTGACCGTTGCTAACTTGTATCCGTGAGTTAGCGTGATAGATTGAATTTCGTAGATTCCAGATGGGAAATAGACTTTATCACCATCTTCAACATCAGAGTCAACGTTAAAGATTAGATGTGGTCTATCCGTATCCATCGTACCCGATGCAAGCGAAGTTTGACCGTTTTCGCTCGGGTAATACTTGACCGCCATAACGTTCCCAACCAGTTTCCAGTTACCCGTTTGCTGGTTGAGTCGGTCTGTTCCATCTTCGGTGAACCGCTTGATGGGAACCTCCTCGCCAAAACGAGAAAATATAGTACTGAGTGCGTTCCCAACAGGGTTCATGTATCGTCGCCACCGTAGTCGATGGGATCGTTAATGTCGCTTTCAGATCCATACGTTCGACTTTGGCCACGATTAATCCGAGTAGACGCGAATCGGGCACTTTGTGGTTCAAGACGACGAATATACCGTTGCGCCTTCTCGTACCAGATAACCGGATTCTCGTCTTTTCGGTTACCAGCCGATTTTAGAGTATCGTAATCAATATCACCGAGACTCATTGGAACGCCATCAAGTTCACCGGCCTTGATCTTCGTGAACAGACACACCGTCCAAAACAAGGCGTTCTCGCTGTTACGGTCTGTGTACCACCCGTCTATCGACTTGTTTGCTTCGCCCTGAATGTCCCGTTTCGCAATATCAAAGACATCACCTAATGCTTCCTCAGTAAGGTTTGTCTTAGATGTATAATCAGTTAGCTCACGAACTTGCGGACGAAGTTCTGTGTCAGAGGTGGCCATAGTCAAACGTTAGTTGAAACTTTACGAGAGGTTGTCCGCGGTGACCTTGACGCCAGCAAGCGGGTCAACCATCTTGACACCCCAACGTGCGCTTCCAGTTGCACCGAGAATGTCACCCGGCGACCGGACAGGGGCACCATTCATACCGTTCAGGGTGACCGGACTGGCCTCGTGGAAGTACATCGGCTTCGAGCCGTCCATCATGTAGAAGGTGTAACTGCTTGCACCTTCGTCGTTGATCCACGGCGTCTGGAACAACGTGGTACCGTCAATTCGGATCTGCGTATCGGGCAGAGCCGTCGAGCGGAGGTTCGAAGCGTCGGGGATCTCGTAGCTCGCGTCCCACGACAGTTCATTAACGAGTTCAGCCGCAAACTCGCTCGAACAGAGTGCGTACTCCGGGCTACGACCGTGGTGCCGAATCTCCTTGTTCGCCTCACGAAGATGCTCCGTGGGTGCGTGGGCATTGGTATCGGAACCACCAGTTCGCTCGAACAACTCTTGCGTCGAGGCGAACGTGTGGTCGTGGTCATTCGAGAAAGTGTACTCCCCGTAGTCGGGAACGTCATACCAGACCGTACCACCGTCCGCAATACCCTGCTTGAAGGTGTTGAAGATAACTTCCTGCTCTTTCTTGATGGCACCCTGAAGCATGGCGTTCAGGCGTCGGGTGACCATATCGGACGGGTTGTCCTCAATAAACTCCTGCGAGAAGTTCAGGGCACGCGAGTACTTGTCAACGTTCATGGCGATCTTCTTGTCCTCGGGAAGGTCACCCGTGACAGGATGCTCGCCTTCACCGACCTGCTCCCACGTCATGTCGGCGGGGATATGGTCGGCAGAGAAGATCATTTCCGAAACTTCCTGAACAAAGAGGTTACGGAACGGACGTTCCGCCTCGTTGAACAGGTCCACTTTCTGCATCGCAATATCGAATAGCTTACTCAGCTTGATGTCGTCCTTCGTCTCAAGCTCAGTACTGTAAGGATTGTCAGTAGGCATTGATTAAATTAAGATGTGTTGTTTAATGACGGGCTAAATTTACGCGACCGTCTCCGTTGCGAACTGGTCAACAAAGACGACGACCTCGTTGGCAACGCCGTCTTCGGTGGGGCCGGGCTTTGCGTAGCCGACCTGCTGAACGACGGAACCACTCGTAGTAGGCTTTGTCTCCGTGTAACCGCCACCCTCGGCCAGATAGATGTCCGCGCCGGGGGTGAAGTCCCAGTCCTCGTCCTGATTTCGAACACGGAACCCGTATTCGAAGAACGTCTTGCGGTCCTCACCGACAAGATCATACTCATTTTCGACAACCAACTGGGTTTCCATGAAGTCCGAACCGTAATTCGAAAGATCACGAGCCGGACCCATAATGACACCTCGGGCTTTCCCGCTAACGCCGTTGGCGGCATCTGCTTCAACAACGTCACCAGTACCGTCAATAGCAACGAGGTCACCCTCATTACACTCGTACTGAATAACCCCGCTGGACTGTCGGTTCTCGATGTACTCCGTGTTACTCGCGATGTTAACGTTAGTCATTGATATTCTCCAAAATTACTCAATCGAGATTCCAGCCATGTCAGCCAGACCCTCGGTTGCTCGGCTGTCAGGCTTATCTTCGGTGAAATTCTTCGACTTACGATCTTTAGAGCCAAAGTCACCGTCTTCCGTACCCTCGGTGTCCGCTTCGTCAGCAGAAACCTCGAACTCCTTGGAGTCGGCGTCCAGCTTGTGAAGGCGGGACATCTCAAACTCAACGAGTTCGTCAGCCTCAAACAGAACGGCCTCACGGTCTTCAAGGTCTTCCGCGAGATCCTGCTTGTACTCCTGAAGTTCGTCTTCAGCCGTGTCGCGGTCCTCGATAACCGACTCGATAAACTCGACATTGGCCTCGTGCTGTTCCTGAACGTCAGAAATGAACTCCGCAACGTCCTCGGGGAGGTCGTCGCTTAGATCATCAAAATCAATTCGTTCAAAAGTCATTGTAGTAGAATTGTGTAGTGTTTCCGTTTCGAGGCGGACATCAAAGGACTCGACCCCACTTACGTCGTCTTTGGAGGCGTCATCATCAATAGTGCCCGACTCACCAAACTGCGGGTTCCCAGTCGGGAAATCATCAAATGGATTATAACCCCGATTGAGAAGGTTGACTGCCCATCGGCTCGGACAAGTGCCGGGGCCGCCTTCTTCTGGATTGTCAGCGTCTTTTTCAACTTCCGTCGCGAGAAAGTCGATAACCTGATTCGCTATATCAACATTCTGTTGCGACCAACTTTCCTTCGGACTACCCATCAGCATTAACGTCTCGTCTCGGGTGTCCTCACCGCCATCGACCATTTCATCAGCGCAAGGATTTTCGTCCCAACGCTCCATCTGGTCGTTGTCCATGTTGACCATCGAAGACCATTCGGAATAGACCGTATCCAATTCGTCTTGGTCAGGCTCCATATCTTCTCGATACTCCTGATACGCTTCTTCGAACTGCGCTTTTAGACCACCAGAAGATTCGTCGTATCCACCGGGGAAAGGCAAGAACGAAAATTCTTGCATATCCCCATCAACGAGCATCGGGTTCCCATCATCATCTTCTGAAAGTTCGTATTTCATCCCGAACCCAACAGATCCATTTTGAACCTGCGGAGGATCGAACGTAAACCGATTAACGAACTCTTGATGCGTGTCAGCACCAGTTTTGGGAATGTATCCTTTGAGACGAAGGGCACCGTCCGAGAACCACACTCGTTCGATCTGCCCTGCGTTCATCAGCATTGACCGGTCGTGGTCAATCTGTGCAGGTGCCCCATCTTCGAAATTGGAGGCAACCCTTTGAAGGAAATCTTCGGTGATCTTGACGCCGTTTCGCATCCCCGGTTGCATCGCCTCAAAGATAAACTCAACACGATCTTCGGTGTCTTTTACACCAAATTGGTTGAATCCTTGTGCGAGGGCTTCGGGGTCGGGAGACGAAATATCAACGTTAAAATTGAGGTCAGAAAGATCGTCTCCCTGTATTGTTTGTTTGTCTGTATTCATGTTATGTGCATAACCCGAGTGACTTTATCCGCAAGCCACAACAGGACCATTCCTAAACCACCAGTTACACCGCCTACAATGGTGGTGTTTCGCTTCACCTCACTCTGAAGTTTATCTATATCTGTTTCGTTATCTTCAACACTATCAGATATATTCTCAAGTTCTCTTTGAATACTCCTCGTGCGTTCGTCTATTGCACCTAACTGAGCATGAGATCCTTTAACTTCATCGTGTATGTCGTCAAGTTGTTTGTTTTCGGAGTCGTTCATATTTATTCTTCATCAACGCTCCGTTTGTTGCGACTGTTATCATCGGAATTGTCTTCTTCAGGATTCTCTCGTGATTTGACCTCGTTACCAGAGCTTTCAGCACCACCACCAGTATCAGTTGGAGAGCCGCCGTCAGGATTCTGAATATCATCACCTTTACCAGACATCTGCTGAATCAAAGGCACGATTTCGTTATTCAGTTCGTCAATAGACGGCATTTCAACTTCAGGATCAATGCCAACCCGTTCTGCAAACGCCTCTCGGGTCAAGAACCCATTATTGAACAACTTAAGGGCCTCGTCAGTCTCAAGCCGTTCTTCTTCGGACGAGTGTTCCCCAAATTCGAACCGGGGCACCATCTCGTTGAAGTTTTCAGGGTCCGGGTGACCCATGATGGAACGGAAAATCTGTTGTTCCACCGCATTTTGAATGGGCACTCGAAGTGACTGAATCCGTCTGTCAAAAGACGGCATCATCGTCACGGAATCGTTTCGCCCGGTACCCGAATCGAGGTTCAGCAAGAAGGCCGGAATCCCGAACGCGGTTGCGACCCGGCTTTGAAGATGATTAAACGTCCCGTCGAGGTTCATTACCCCGGACTCGGAACTTGTTGAGGTTGACCCTACAACGTCATAATCAACATCATCACCTGCCGCGAGCATTGAATCAGGTTCGATCTGTTCAACGGTGTCCAGCCATCCTTCAATCTGCTCGTCAGTCCAATGGATGTTATTTTCAGCGTCACCGAGTTTCCACAGGATCGGTGGATACGCTTTCGTGGAGATGAACCGCGCCATGTCGATCTCCATGTCACGAAGCATATCGGCCTGCTCTTGCGCTCGTTGAATGAAGGAGTGACCCCACACTTCTTTCGGTTTTTTGTGGAATCGAAGACAGGCTACTTCATGTGATTCATACTCAGGGTCATCATCATCGCCAGCCGTTTCAAGAATATAGAGATCATCATTACCGAACTCGTCGGTCTGAATCTCCATATCCAACGCCGGGAGGATATTTGGTTCAAAGGTATCTGTTTCGGAGTCCCAAACAAGCTCAAGAAAGGCTGTGCCGTCGATTACGGCTCGACGAACCCAGTCAATAAGAACACCATTAAAATCAGACAGTTCAATAAGCCGTTTCAGCTCTGAAATGTCTTCAGCAGTTTGCTCGGTGTCCGTATAAGGAACGTTCCGAGGTTCAATGTTAAATCCTGAACCAACAAGGTATTCAACAATCTTATCGACAGCTTGGCCGACAAGTGGATCTGAGTTGTAAACGGTACGAAATTCTTCAATTCGTGTTTCAGGAGGCCCTTCTGGACGGGGATCACTACCCGCTCCGGTTGACTGAACAACCGCTTTGGAAGACTCAAGAGCAAAATCGAGTTCTCCCTTATTACCGGCCTCTTGAAGCAGGTTATAGGTATCTGTTTGTCCTTGATTCATCATCGTGAGTGCCGCCGATTATATGACCGCCCATCGCTCTTTGGTTCACCAATACCACGAGAACTATACGCTGATCCCGACCGTTTACTGCCACCTGAAAAGTTCCGGTTATTATTTCGATCAGAATTTTGGAGAACAGCCGTTCCCGATGATGACCGGACACGACCATCTGGATCGGGTCGAGGTTCACCTTCAGCCGGAGCGTATTCGTCGTCTTCTGAAGCGTGCATCCGCTGTGACCGTTGCGAGTTTAACATCACCGGGTATGCACCAAGGATCAACGACACCGCGATGTCGTCTTTCCCATCTTTCGAATGATTCTTTCCGGTTAGTTTCGGCTTTTTCCAGTCTTCGTCTTGCGTTTTGACCATCGACTTCAACTGGTCAGCCATATCGTCGTCGGGAACAAGGGTGACCATATCCTCTCGAAGTGCCGCATTTAGGTCACCAGCCATATCGAACCAGTCTTCTTGCTGGTTGAAATCGAACTTGTGGACACCACGTCCGAGAACGTTCGTGATATTGGAATCGAAGAACTTCCCCATCCCAGTCGCATCAATCACCATGTGGTCAATGCCGATCTGAGATTTCAAGTCTTTAAATCGCTTAATCAGGTGGTTCGGATTCCCACGGTCGGGATCTCGAATACCTGAAAGTTGGAGCGTTTGGTTGGTAATAACCTCGTGGTACCGGAGATACCGACGCTTCCCCGTATGTTCAAACACCGAAATTACTGTATCGTCGCCTGAAGCACCAAGGTCGATGCCCGCGACCATCAGTCCGCCTCTTTCGGCACCAACATACGCTCCGTATTCGTAACTCTCCGCTGATCCGCGCTTTTGTGACCTGTCAATCGAATCTTCGGCAAAGAACCGATATTCGTCCGAAATTGGACGACACAAGTACTCTTGCGCGAAGCCTTGCGGGTCCGAAAGACGTTGAGATTCGAACGCCGCCGCGTTCATATCCGGTCTGACAACCTTTGCAGGCTGTTCAGTTAACGGAACCTCAATGTCAATTTCTTCTGCGTTGGAGAATGTGGGTTGTTTGATCGAAACAACGTCGTCTGCACCATCTCTCCCACGCTTGTTTGTCTCTACAAAAAGGTCGTTAGAGACTTTTGGAGTCGAAATTTGGAGGAGTTTACCCTTAGAGCCAAGGGAAATCGTCGGCATAAACGCTTCAATAACCTTCTCTTGATCCTCAACGAAGGCCATTTCGTCAATAAAGACGGTTCGAGCCGTAATTCCCCGTGCATTATCGGGATTTGCGGTGTACGCCTTGAATGTGGACCCATTATAAAGGATAATTTCACCTTTGTTGTTGGTGTCCACCAGCTCATCGAACGGAAGTGGAGACGACTTCAAAAGCGTCTCAATATCAGATATTCGATCCTGAGCCTGCTCTTTCTTCGTGGCCAGAATCGGAAACTCCATGTTTGGGTGTCGAAGCCCGTCAATAATGATCGCAATACAGGCAATATACGACATCCCAATCCGACGACCTTTGTACGTGTTCAGGATCGTCGCGTCACTAAAGAAATAAGCGTGTAGAAACTGCGCTTGGTAGCTAAAAACGTCAATAGACTCCATTTTACCGGTGTCCGGGTTCTGAGCCTGAAATAAGTCCTCTGCGACCTTTTCAGGTGCCCCATTCCACCGTTCAACCAACTCCGAAAACGAATATTCGGTGTTATTGGCGAACTTTTCGGCTAATTTACTATCCATTATACGCAGTTATCTATTGAAACGAAGGAATTGATATTATCAGCCTGAATCCACGCATCGCCATCCTTCTCAACGATCAAATGACCGACCTCTCCGCCGCCTGTGGCGACGTTATGTCCTTCCGTGGCACTTGGGTCAACCATCACACAAACCCCATGAGAAGCCGTGTGTGCTGTTCATTTGGAATCAGGAACGATTCAGTACCTCGTTCATCTATCATGTCCGCGGGAACGCGCAACGTTGCGTAATCTACGTCGTCATTTTCCTCGGGAACCATCGGTCTGTTATCAGCCTTGATAACAACAGGAACGGACGCCGCCGCCCCTGATCTAAACCACCATTCACGAATATCTTCTGCCCGGTATGTTGAAATCTGGACGTTCTCGTAATTGCCAACGTCCAGATTAAACTCCGTAATGGCGTATCCGTGTGAAAATTCCCGAACCGAGGTGTTAACCGGACTCCTCATCGTCCCAATCCTCGGGATCGTAGTCGTCCCCATCTTCGAGCGCCGATTCCATGCCCTCGGACAGGAACTCAATAGTGCCACCTTCCTCGATGGCATCCATTTCGTCTTTGTGCTTGCGCGTCAGTCCAAGATTCTCCTTCAGCTTCTCGATCAGCCGCCGTTGCGACTGCGAAATACTGAGCAGGTGATGTTCCTCGTCATTCTTGTCGAGAAGTTCACCTTGCGCCGAAAACTCGTTAACCTCCTTCACGACGCCCTCGTTGTTGATTACCTTCCGCAACCGGCGGTCGGTGACAATGTTAAGGGCAAGTGACTGAAGCGATTCCCACGAGAAGAAATCATCATCTTTGGTGATCCCGTTCTCTGCCCCACGCTCCATGATCTTCTCATAAGCGCGGCGTTCTTTATCGCTCAAGTCTTCAAGTAGATGTTCTTCCATAGCGTAATATCCGTGTGAGAGGTTAGCTAATCCCGGTTCGTCAAGACGATCTGCATTTCCCCCTTTTCGGCCACCGTGGAAACGACACGAGGGGGCGTGTCGCTCCTTCCCGTTGTCATCAGTATATCTTTTTACTCGCTTACGACAGTACCGTTGTGGCCCATCGTACTCATCCGGCTGTTTCCCAATACTTTCGATACAATACGCTGTTTCGAATGGGATACCGGCTTCGTGTTTCGGGGTACCCTGATACTTAAACCGCATTTCGGCAAGTTCTTGGGCATCCGCGCCTGTTTGTTCTCCTGCGGCCATTTTGTAGTCTCCCCCGGTTACTTTTAAACTGTACTGTTAACTGTAACAAGGTTAACTGTGGTTGTTATCATCGAGAACGCAACAACGGACAGCACCACAGTACAGCACAGCACAACACAGCAGAGTTCAACTGCTACTGTTAACAGTACTTTTTACAGTCTCTCTCTGCTTCGTCCTTCCTACTCTAATGAATAGACAAGGGTTTATATAGGGTGGGGGGTAGTTTATAAGCCGTGGGCCACGTCGCGGCACGCGGTGGCCCGTTAGCATCAGCATGGTTGTGTCACCTCCATGTATTACTTGCAGTTTTTCATTGCTCGGATTTTCTTGCCGGTTCCCAACTATGTTGTTCAATGCAGGTGCCCACCCGAAGTGTCACCGAGGCGAGAAATCCACTTGGGACTCTCAAAATCCACATAAATTTTCGCGCGGACTAACGTTCCCATCCGCTTGCTGTGCAACTTTAATGTACCAACTGACTGATTAACATACCGGAGAGTCTTGCCGGTTGTAACCCCCGTAGGTGCCCAATCATGCCATGCCATCACATACCATGATCAGGTAGTCCATGCTTGGGGGGCCTATATTGGCTCTACGTGGGGATTTCAGGCGGTAGAGGCTCTTAACGCCGGTTCAACTTTGCCCGCCCGCGCGTGCCCGGACAAATTTAGACGTGCAAATCCTACACCTTCGCCGGGCGTAAGGTTTATATGATTATCTCCCCTGTTATTCAATGCAGGCAGGCAGGTAGCGACCCACCGCGGGCGGCGTCCCCCTCCGGGGGGCGTCGGAGTACACCGGTTCACTACCCACAGGTGAACTCACGAACGGCGTGATGCGCACTTCAGGTATGCTTAGACGCATCTAAGACAAATCTGACTGGTATGCGACCTGATGGGGTTCCCTTAGTCACAACCAAAGTCTGGTACGAGTATCCGGCAAGTGGTGCCGGAAAGGGCCGAGGGTAGCCTTGCGGCTATCCGTCGAGAGCCACCAGAAAACGGTTAGGTGAGGTAGCGACGGCTAAAGCGAAAGCTAAAGGACTGAGGTAGTTCCGGTGTACAGATCGACCTGATATCACGAGAGGTATCTAAACCCACCGCAAAGGTAGGTGGGGGGTCCGTAAGGTAGGTTTAAAAGTGGGTGCCCCATGTAACCAGAAATGGGCAGTCACCGGATCGAATGAGAAACATCTGTACCCCCGACAGGGGAAGTATCAGGAGTGAAGGTAGTCCACACAGCGCATAGTGGTAACTATGTTACCTGTGTTCGCGGGTGACCAAAACCCAACCTTAAGTTAGTAAGTGTTGATCGTAGCGGAGAGACTTCTCCGAGACGCCAACGACGGGGTAGCCATGTCCCAGTAGTCGAGAGACAACCGGAAGTACGCTACTGGTGAGTGCAACCGAAAGGTGAAGCGGATCTCACGGTAAGTAGGTCGTGACACCGATCTTCGGATCGGATAGACCAAACTGCGCGAGAGCAAACAAGGGTCGTTGGTAAGATCAGAGTGAAGCCAAGTAGCTACTGATCTCCCGCCTGCCAGCGGGTAGCCTACGGTCACCTCCAAGATCCCCGGACTTAGAGCCGGACGAGGACACAGTAGAGCGATGGTTAGCGCCAACCCCTGTGGGAAAACAGGCACCTACTGAGATCCTTGGGTAAACAGGTGACCCACAGGTAAGATCAATGATACGGATGGGAAGTACCTACGGTAGAAGACCGTGGGGAACGTATCGGTGAGTCCGATCAGTACCGATGGGTTGTTACCATCGAGAAGGTCAGGCAACGCCCGTATAAGGGCTAACCGAATACCGCTATGAGTAACCATTAGTCTCAGATGATAGAGAGGCATAAGTGGTCCCACCTGCGGGATAGGCCAACGGGCACCGAGAGGGTCCGGTCAACCAATACCAACGATCAGCACTTAGATGCAAGTATCCAGAGAGCGAATAGCTTGCGGAGAAACATATTACGTAGTTCGCCCCACGGGACACCGAGAGGTGAAGTGTCCGGTCACTCGTAGTGATACGGCTTCACTAACTGGTTCCCACAGGGCGAATTTGTGTAAGCACGTCAGGGCGTGGTCAAAACCACGACGAAATGCGTAGCCCGAACGATAGGGTGATCCGAAGCGCGGCTCGTCGTCCAAGACCGTCGCCGTGAAAAGTGGTCGTACCTCTTTGAGGTTAGTACCGAAACCAAACTCGGGAAGTCGTACCGTAGAAGCGACCACGGTTCACGGTTTGATACGGGTTAGCATAGCGTCTCCCTGTTTCGGGGACGCGGTATTGTCGAAGGCTCGGGATGCTTCTACTCTAAGGTATTCCCACCGTCAGAGACGAACCACGACATACACGCAGACAGTTAGAGTAGAATATAGGAACTCACAAGGTTACGAGAGAGGGATCTGTCCTCTCCAAGAACCGACAGCGCGTAAATCCCAATAGCTATTACATTAGGCGGGGAGTGAGTGCCCTCCACAAGGGCCGGTCGAACACCCGAGGGACAGCCACCGTTAGGCGCGACAGGCATCCCTCATAGTGGCAAGTACACCACACAAACCGTCGAAACGCTGGCTAATTACGGCTCACATCAAGCTTAGAATTAGTGCGAGGTACACGACGACAAGCTCCACAAAAGGTAGCATCGTCGCTATACCACGATTGACCAGCATTGTGACCCCGAGTTAACAGCCTACAATAAGCCGAATCGAAGATCGGTACGTCGCAAGACCCCCGATTTATGACGGTGAGTAGGACAGAGGTAAGCAATAGGGTAAGGTAGACTGTCGAGGTATCCGTTCGAGTTAGCGGTAATCACCCCGTAAAGTTACCAGCGCCACTAAAGAGCAGTTATCTGCTCAACCCTTCCGTACTCTTTGAGTGCGGATCACGGCGGTTCTATGGCTATGCTTCATCGTTCAGGTGGAGCCGCAGGTTCGATTCCTGCACCGTCCATTTCCCTTCGGACAACCACCCGGAGGGGCGGAGAGATCGAAGATGAATCCCGAACCATATCTGCCAGAAGGTTGGATAGGCGACGATGTAAGTATCACTTGTCCCCACGGTAACCGTACCGAATGGGACGGTGGCTTGCCGTGTGAGTGCGAAAATCCCCTCAAAAAGAAGGGCCTGATCTGATGGAGGACCGTTGTAGCCTCTGCGATTCAGTCCTAAGTGCCGGTGAGGTTGGAGAGTGCTGTAATTGCTACGGTTCCCACCCGAACAGCAAAGGATTCTAACATGAGTGATGAGTCCAATTGGCAAAATAACGCCAAGTCCGTACAACGTGACGCAGTTAGTGACGCAACTAACCCCGATGCCGAGGAATGGGTACCCGAAGACGAGTACGAGGACAACTAATGTGCGATGTGTGCCGCGTTTTTGCCCATCAGTTCGAGTTCGATTGCCCACAGGTTCAGGAATGGCCTGACCACCCGTGGGACAAAGAGACACGGATTCGAGAAGATCACGGTATGGCTCGATTTAGGAGAGAGAATCCTGAATTAGCCAAAAACTCGATGGACAAAGTTGCAGAAAAGGTGCAAAACTGTAACCACGAAGATCACCACAAGATGGCACAAGATTGGCAAGGTGTTAGAGTCTTGTGTAGAGTGTGCAATAGATGTGGACAGACGGTGAACTTGTTCCAAGAGCTGTAAGCAACCACCTCCATTGAACAAGTCCGATAGTTTTATCAATAGCAACCGCGTTTACTGTAATGAGTAAGTTAGTTCACGGGCGATACGACGTAGAAGCCTACGTTAATGCCCACAACGAAGTCGAGATCCGTGTATATGACAATAGCCGCCGCAAGGTTATCGGTCACCTTGTCGAGGCTGACGAACAACCGAACACCATCCGAGTTGACGACGATTATTTCTACGCCGGAGTTTGGGCAGGTGATAAGTCACGATGGAATGAAAGAAACATCACCGCGGATGTTAGTCTGAAAATATTCCAGTACATCTGCCAAGATGCACCGGAACGAGCCGAAAATACGATTTACTGGACTTTTTCAAGCGATAGGTTCGCTTGGTCACGACACCCGTTGTGGTCGTGGGAGTCATGTTTGGCGGCTGAAGATGGCATCATGGCTTTCGAACCTGTTGGAAACACCGGAGAGTGGCTCACAAACCACATCCAACAGCTTGAGCAAGAGTACCGAAGCGAAAATCCCGACGAAGAAATCAGGTTCAATTTCTAATGCAACTTGAACACGAAAATTGGTACGAACGTGATACAAACGGAGATAGTGTCGTCCATCTATACAAACATAATTCGAAGCCGTTGCTTCTTCGGATAGATCGCATCGAAAATCTCGATGGGATATACTACAAGACAGTTCTAAAGGTGACCCGAGATCACGACCGTCACGCGCACAAATTACTGTTCGAGACACCGATATTAGATACTGTTTCAGATGCAACGTCCTTCGGTAAGGCGATTCAAAAAGCACCAATGCGGTACGGTCGGAAGTTCTTCAAAGAAGGGAAAATCAGCAAATGACACGAATTAGTAACTACATCGACGTGATGCACGAATTGGGACAGATTGAAACACTCACTCCAGATGGCGATTATGAGCGCGTTCTGGTAGAAAATCCACGACTCACAAGTGACGATCCGAAGATGCTCCGGGTGTCGGTCCCCCGAAAAGGGTGGACATTCACGGTCATTAGAAAAGTCAACAAGATGGGATTAATGGTCGGTGATGTGTGGCAGTATGATCGACACAAAGAGGAGGATCGTATCATGCTCAAGATCGTTCCCCCGGAAGATGAACAACAAGAAGTGCAGACCGCCAGCGCCGCCCTCTAATGGAAGAATTTTGCCAAAACTGCGGTACCCCAAACGACGTTCTCGAAGGTGATAGTATGACCAACACTTGTGAGAAGTGTGGGCACCCAATTGAGATGAGCGACGACAACCCCCTCGAAGAACAAGAAGACTACATCTTCTAAGGCCAGTAGCAAGGTTCGACTCCTTGCCGAGGCTTCCCGATGATAACCGCGTTGGTTAGAGGGATGTGTAAAATGGAATTGCTATGACGTACTCCAACGCAAACCTTGCCCGCCACTTCAAAACCGGCGGCACAAGCGGTCAGGCGAACAGTATGAAGATCGAAGAAGATGATGATGGAACAGCGGCAATTTGGGGATACGGTTGGGCAGTTTACGCCCTCCGTACTTCCGGCGGTAATGTTTTCCGGTTCCCTGATTGGGGTGGTTACAGTCAGACCTCAAATCAACACATGACCCTCCTTTCGGGGCCTGACGTGACCGACATCGAAGACGCTCGACCGGAATCAATTGACGAAGCAATCGAAGAAGCTCTTGAAGCCCTTTCCACAGCATGAGTGCAAAATTTCCCCAAGAGGTAGATCCGAGTCGCACCGAAGAAAACGAACGATTCAGTCCGACCGAGGTTGCAGAGATGGCTTATTCGGCAGTTCCTCCTGAACAAGGATCACTATTCCGAATGAGTAGCTTTGGTCACGCAATGTTGTACGTGACCTACGACGAAGAAAGCGAGATCGCTCAAAACGATACCCACCAGAAGATGCAGAAAGAGTGGGATATGGTACTGGTTGGAACGAGGCCGTCCGGTAAATACGAAGTGGCTCGGTATATGCACCGAGATCACTATGACAACGCGGTTCTCGAAGGCGTCATTCACCTTTACAAATGAAAAAAACACCTAAGAACGCTGTCTGTTTGGCGGAACCAAGTCCTAAAGTGATCGACGCGGCGCTGAAGCGGATTTCTGAAGAACAAAGTTAACTCGGTCTGGTGACCGTTTTCGGAGTTCGATTCTCCGCGAGTTACTGCGATGGAAGACAAAGAGATGATCCGAAGCTGTCGGGTTGAGTACGAAAGTGGTGTCGAACGTGAAACGAGTATCCGGTATTTCGTAGAACGTGCCCTTCAGGACGACGATGCGACGGTCTACGATACGTCGGATGATAGTGAGGTGACCAACATCGAGAGCGTTGTGGAACCTGAGGTGGCGGCCTAATGTCTACGATCACTAAGAAGCCCACGGCATCGAAAGATGTCAAAGTGAAGGCGGAGATGTCCCACGGAGAACGAATGATGGAGATGTACGGTACCGACCGAACGGCTCCGTGGCAGGTGCGACTGAACAACGCGCTGTAAACGCTCCTTCTCTCCTCCCCTCTTTCGTTAAAGTTGGTTGGTTACCAGCTTTGTAGGAGGTAATGGTTCCTGTGGGTTCGATTCCCACACCTCCCTTGAAGCACGGTGACTCTATCACCACGGTTGAGGTATTGTGCTACAAACAATGAGCGACAACCCCAAACAGCAAATGTTCGCAAATCCGACGAACGAAACCAGCGATGAAGAAAGTACCGAAACGAACGAGCAAGACAACCAGTACTTCGATGAACGGTCACAGATCCATGAGACGTATTGGGTCGCTGTTGACTGTAACCGACGTTCCGGGCCGCAAATCCTCCAACACGACGATCTGTCGGTGTCCGGTACCGATACCGGAGTGTCTGGTGCCGTTGACGACTATCGGTACTTCAACGACGAAAAGCAGGAGTTGATCGAGGAGATCACGGGCGAGTTAGATATGTACGGCCTTCGGAAGTACCGAGAGGACTTCGATGAGCCGTCCGAAGAAATGTGGACTGAAGGTGCCAGCGAACACTTCGGTATCAACATCGTCGGTGTCCACAAGATCCCACAACAGGAGGCCAAGGAGAAGTACAACGTGGATTATACCAAGTCCGACGTTGATCCGATCTTCGTTCCGATCCTCGAAACCGAAGACGGTGAGGAGGTCGTTTACAGTCCGGTGGACTTCTATGACTCCGATGAGTCACAAGGTGAGAGTACCGAGGTTACTGAACCGGACTTCCCGAGTGACCCACCGACGACACAGGAGTACCTCGAAAGTAAGCCGTTGAGTGACCTGAACAAGCAAGAACGGTCTACGTTGGCAAAGCTTCGTGACCCGAAGCGCACTAATCGAGAGATCGCCAACGACGAGGACATCAACTGCTCGAAGAATACGGTTCGCAAGGGCCTTCAAAAACACCTCGGAGATAGTGGATACAAGAACATCAAAGCACGCGGTAAGGAAATGCGGAGTACGGACAAAAGCAACGATTACGAACAACAAATGACACCAGCAACGGATGGTGGTGAGTCCGGGGACACCGTGGAAGTTGACGCGCAAGCTCTCGCAGAGTTAGAGGGGCGCGTTGAACGGCTCGAATCTATGTTCGACGCGGAACTATTGGAGCGAGTCTGAGGTCGGTGCCCCGGCCTACCTTACTGGCATAGTAGTTGTTAATAGTACTCTGTTGTGCGGTGCTGTGTTGTAGTGCTGTTAACATCAAGAAGGGCGACACCCGCAGACGTTACCAACCACAGTAAACAGTATGTTCACCAGTAGTAGATGAGATGTCCCTCCAACAGAAACAGACATTCGATCTAAGTGACCATGTTCGACAACGACTACATTACGACAACAAACAACGGTGCATCGAGCGGGAAATTATTTCAGATGCCATCTTGCATGGCGAACGCACCGAGGACGACGAAGATAATGTAAAGGCCATTATCTACTCGGTCTGTGGTGTGACGTTTCGGGTTCCGGTGGACGTGTCGAACGGGAATGTGTTAACAGCGTACCCAGTTGAGTTGGATGAAATGACGGCGATAAAATCCAACAGATGGACTCAAACGCAGATCGAGTCCTTGCGAGAACGTGTTCGGAACGGTAAGACTGAGATGATTTAAACCGCGACTGGTTTTTCAGGGTTCGACTCCTTGGCGCGGCATCCCCACGGTGAGGGGAAGCTATTATGTCCCAACAGGACACCCAACGACAGCAGAGCGGCGCATCGGTTCCGACGACGAAAGATTTCGATAAGATCACGTCGTCGTCTACTCGGGTTGAAAAAGACGACCTCGACCTCAATCACGAGGGAGCCTTGGCAAAAGAAACAGGTTCGACCGGTAAGAGTGAACGTGAGATCGCTGAAGACGCGATTCACGAATACCTTGCCGACCTGATCTACAGTAGTAACAAGGCCCTTCCCCGAGAGTACAATCAAAACGCTGAAACGGCGTGTATCAGGGCGGCAAAGCTCCTTCTGACCCATCACCCGGATTACGGCGCAGAATGGCTAACGCGAGACGTAATGCTCGATTCTGGCCGGGTTATCGAACTCCCCCGTCCCCTCGATGAAGTGATGGACGCGGCTCGGAGTATTGGCTACGATCCGACCATCGAAGTGAGCTTGTATAGAGACGACCGACAGCTCGTTTACGAAGATCCCGGCATCGGTATGACTGCCCACGAGTTGGACAAGGCGTTCAACGTAACCGGCAAGTCCGGCGTTTCCTACGATGCTGATACCGGTGGCAAAATGGGTGTCGGTGCCCTGACCTTCGTGAACGCCGCCGGTCAAGAAGGCGATATAAGTGGCTGGACTCGAACGAGAAAGCCCGACGCACCGGACATTGACCGTGATGGAATTGCGTTCCTAACTGATCTCTCCGGTGTCGAGGAGATCCCGAACACCGTTCCCGACGACTTCCGGGGTACTCGGTTCGAGATTCCGGTTCTCGAAAATGATGATGGTGGTTTCAAACTGAACAAGTTCTCTGACTGGATCGCTGAGTACAGTCAGGGACTCCGTGTTCCCCTCCTCTACAAAGAGTACAAGAACGGTGAAACTATCGTTGAGGAGGAATACGGTGGTCAAAATCTGGCCGAGATGTACAACAATCCGCCGATTGTTGTTGATCGGCCCGGCGAGTACACCGTTGTTGCTGGTCCGAACGTGGATACTGGGTACAACAGCCCGGATTGTTTCCTCGTCAGTATGCCCATCGACCGGAATACGAGAGTTAGTATCCGGTCACTCTGGAATGTTGTGGTGCAGATTCACAACGAGCAAGGGCTTATCGTCAAGGGTCCACACCGTGGCATGAAACAGGAAAACGTCGATTCCCTCCACGAAGACGACGTTCCCTTGCCACAACCGACCGCTGACCGTGACCGGCTTCAGCGAGATACAGCCAACAAGCGGTTCTTCACTCACATCAAAGAGGTTGTGAAAGATGAAGAACTCAAAGTGGCGGCGTCCTTTCTCGATGAAATCGAAGGCCCGGAAGACGTTCTTAGTGCCCCACAAGATCACCCCGACAAGTGGACGACGTTCCGAAAAGTTCTCCGAAAACAAGGGCCTCGGAGGGTGTTTACAAATCTGGAACGGTTTACCAAGTTCATTCAGTCAAAAGATAATGAGTTCCGAACTTACGATGAGGAGATAACCATCAAACAATGGAAGAATCGGTGTAATATGATTAAAGAACACACCGATGACAAGCCTGTTCAAGATGATGTGATCGGAAGTTACGATATACCTCCGGTGTACCAGAAGATTCAGGGCCTCTTTAATGAGTTCTCCCATGCCCCCCAAGATGGCTACAATGTATCTACAAAGAGTGGCCGAACCGAGAAAAAGCTCGGTGATCTGCTTGCCGATACGGGTGGCTCGAACGTTTACATGGCCGCTTCGACTGGTGGCAAGTTCAAAGATCGCGCCAAAGTTCTCTGGAACACACACGACAACTCCGAGGTAGTCGTTGTTAGTGGTGTTAGTAAGTACAGCAAATACGGTGATCTGTACGGCTTCAAGAAGCTCAAAGAAGTTCCATACCGTGAATCTGATAACGAGAATGATGAATGGGATATTCCATCCAAGATCAACGACAAAAACAAGTTGAGTAAGGGAACGTCACCAAGTTCTTCTGGTAAGGCGGATAAACTACCTGAACACGTTCTCAAAATACGTACTGATGATAGTCATTCGATAGACTGTCGATACACCATCGAGAAGCTACAAGAAAAATTCTCGAAAGGTGGATCGGGACTTCTCTCACGAAGTGATTTGGTTCTGTTCCCACGTTCCGTTGATAGGAATATCTCGGACAATTACTTCTTTGCTGACTACGCCGCCATCGCTTCTTGTACCAACGAGGAGTTTGAGGCGCTGATCGACTGTGAGAATGTGTGGACACCTGAAGGCTTCAAGGAACACTCATACAGTACGGTGTTAGCCACCGAAGACGGTGGAATGACATTCCGAGAATTGAAGAATGATGATCGACAGACCATCATAGCTATGGTTGACGACATCAAGGGCAAGAAAATTATCACCGACGACCGTGAAACGATGCGGGAGTACTTCACGGAGGATCTTCAGGATCAAGTAACTACTTCAGATAATAATTCTGATGTGCTGTGGGCTGTGTGTGAACGAAAAACATACCACCGATTAAAGTACGCAATTGGATCGTCGTACACTAATCGTAAGAATATATTCGCGTTCAAGTATCAAGGTCGGTTTAATTGGGGCTTGAACAGTTACCGATTGAAAAATAGCGAGTCCTATTACCAGCGACTTATCGACACGCCAAACTGGGACGATGATTCCGAGATGTACAAAATAATCGACAGCCTGTCGTACAACAAGGGATACAAGGGACATCTCAAACAGTTGCTCCTCTCCCTTCACGATCTTAACATTGACTTCTCCGATATGGATGAGGACGAAGTTCGTGGTACTCTCATGTCGGTGTGTCAGTCCACAGATTGCGACGATAGTGACGAAGAACCGCTTCACGAGCGAGTTGACCCATCACAATACAGTTGGGATGGTCAAAAATAATGCCAACAGTCAAACGACGAACTCCGGCGAACATAGTAGTACAGCACGATGATGGAATGGTTGAGAGCGTTCCGTTGTCGAGACAAAACAGACTTCTGTTCGATCATGACTTGTGGGGGCTTCTGAAGGAGGGCGACGAGATCGTTAAAGTTGGCTCTGACCCACAAGTGACTATCATTCCGAACCAACAGGCAACAGAATACACGATTGAAATAGAGGGGGCACAACCAATTCACCTCGGTCCTGACGTGAAGCCCCGATTAATTGATAACCTCCTCGAAGTGTATGAGTGCAACGACGATGATTACGTTGCGCCGTTAATCGACCTTCGGGATGATATGATGGATAACCGAGTTCGGATGATCGTGGCTCGGTACCTTGCAGAAATGCCGCCGTTCTCGCGATACATCGAGGAGGGTATCCTTGAACTAACTGACAACGGATGGCTATTCAACGATGAACTGTTGGTGACATGGAATTGTGAGTTCCGTCATCCTCATACAACCAGCCGGTCGCTTTCAGGTTCGGTAATCAGTCCTGATGCCGGTGACTCGGCGTACAATGTGGAGTTCGATGATAACTATGAGAGTCGCCATTCATTAGAGATCGACGGTGAGGCGTACCGAATGACGAAAAACGAGATGGATTTCCTGACGCGAGTGATGTGGGCCGCTGAAGTTCCGACGTAGGTAGACCCTTAGTGGCGACCCCCGGTTCGACTCCGGGGAAGGGCGTTCGGGTGAAGTGCGACCCGATTGGTGTAGGAAAATGTTAGGCTACGATTTCCTTTCCGACGACGAGAGTACAGCACAGGATAATAACGATGATGATACCGAGCCGTTCTCGGTGAAAAAGTGGTCGCTTGGTGACCACGAAGAAAAGCCGGACATGGACTGGGATGTTCTTGAAGCGGAGATGGAACATCTCGAAGATCAGGCTCCGGGCCTTGCTGGTGCCTTAGATGAGGCGAAAGCAATCACCCGAAAGTACAACGTGAGTGGTTTCGAGTGTTCGGTGTGCGGTCTGAATCACAGTCACTCTGACTCCAAACACGACATTCGTGAAGCCTTCGATGTGACCGAGGAGTTCGCGGAAGAGATGAAGTTCTCTCCCTTTTGCCATTGCGGTGTGTCGGAGTTGGCACGACTGGTGATGTACTTCCCTGACGTTGAAGGTGTCATCATGTTCGGTGACCAAGATCAGTTCGAGGAAGTGATGGAACTTGATTCGGAGCGTGTTCGAAACATCTACCGGATTTACAACGAGATGAGTGTCGTTGATGCCCGAGAGAAGTACGGGGTGCAAGCAACAGGAAACGGTCTTTCGGTTGCTGAAGCGATGAAGGTTGAAGCGCATGAAGGTGACCATCAACACTTTGTGGAGCTTCTATACGAAGACGCTCTCAAACTGTTCTTCGGTAAGATCAACCACATCAAGAGTGCGGCTGTGAGTGCCCCGATCCCGTCCGAAACGGAACAGTCACTCAACGAAAATCTTGGTGAGCTGTAATGAACTACGAAGACCGTGAAGTTGATGACCGACATGGAAGCTATACAGGGTGTATCTCGGAAGTAAACAAACGGGCTTGGATGAGCAAGCAAATGATGGCGGTGTCAGGTGCAGTTAACGCTCGCTGAAGCCCGTGTTTGGTTGATTATCGGTGTCGTCTGTGGTCCCCTGTTGGCGCTTCCCCTCCCTCACGACGTGCGAATTTTGTTGATTGACTGCTACGTTATTCTTCCAATTGCCATGATTGTCGTCGGTAACGGCGACCCGGCGTGGCAATACGGGTAGTCATCAACCACTTTTCAGTACGAGGCACCGCTGTTTTAGCCTCATAATTAGCATGGCGAGAGTATCTTGCCCGGTTCCGGGTTGTGGAAAAGAAGGCGAAGGATCGCGTTCAAACAACATTCTTCAGATGCGGTGTCCGGTCCACGGTGATGTACGGTACGACTATCGAACAAGTGAATTAGAGAAATTAGAATGATCGCATGACACGCTCCGAATTGGAGTATGATAACGGCATGGCTCGCTGTCCAGTTGAGGGTTGTGACTGGTGTACCCCGAAAGGTCGGGAGATGCACTACCCACAACACAAAGAAAAACACCATTCATGAGCATACAATTAGACGAACCACACCACGAAGACTACGAACAGTTTGATAACTACTTGCGAGATTTGGCTGATTTCTACTTCCCTTTTCCGGGATACCGAGATCACCAAGACGAGATCCTATACGAAACACTTGAAGCTATGTTCATTGATGGCTACCGTAACGTCATCATTGAAGGGCCGACCGGCATCGGTAAATCTCCGGTAAACGTGGCTGTTGGTCGGGTTATCACTCACCTTTACCAAAACAGCCGCGACATCGAACAACACTTCGGAGTCAATATAGAGGGACTGAAAACCGGCAAGTCATTCTATACCACGCCACAAAAGAGTCTTCGAAACCAGCTTGCAGAAGACGAAGACCTCCGTGAGTACGTCAAAATGCTCAAAGGGCGCGGTGATTACACCTGTGGAGTCACCGGTAGCGATTGTAGTAGTTGCTCGGTTCGTGCTGATCCCGATGATTCCTGTCGAAATCAGCCTCAATGCACCTATTGGCGTGAAAAGATGGGAGCGTGTGACGAAAACCTAACGGCGATCACCTTCGCCATGCAGATCGTTGATAACTACATCCCGAAAGAGGATGAAAACGGTCGGCTGTCCTTCGGTGATCGTGACCTTGTGATCGTTGACGAAGGCCATAATTCGGAAGGGCAAGCGGCGAGTATGTTCGCTGGCTTCACGTTGTCACCGTGGACGTTGCCAAAGGAGGTGTACGGATCGGCTGGTCAAAGTGTGTCGTGGGATGATGACCGATATGAAGACGTTGAAGACATCGTTGAACAGCTCCATCGAAAAATCACAGACTTCATCGAACAGTATGAAAACATCGAACAGCGACAGTCTGAGGTTGAGTCCTGCAAAAACGTCAAGCGAAAGATAGAGTACTGCGCTAAGTCTGTCAAGCAAGGTGATGGGTGGGTCGTTAACATCAAGAAGGTTGGTGTTCCCGGTACTGATCGGACAACGAAATCCATCGAGTTGAAGCCGGTGTGGGTTGACGACTTCCTCGGTGACTTTGTGTGGTCGAGAGGGTACCGGCGGCTAATCACGTCGGCTACGATCCCTTTCCGTGGTAACATTCAACGGTGGGCTGATCGGATCGGGCTTGATGGAAATACGAAGTTCATTAGCAAGCCGACTCCGTTCCCAGTTGCTCACCGGCTGATTCATACCAACACGATAGTTGGACCGATGAGTGGTGATGATGAAGATGAAAATTGGGACGCGGCGATGGACCAGATCGAAGAAATTGCGTCCCATCACAAAGGCGAGAAAGGGTTGATCCATTCGGTGTCGTATCCGAGGGCTGAACGTGTGGTTGAATCCCTTGGCGACAACGTGATGATGGATAAACAAGAACTCGAAACAAGTTCTGTAATCGAGTCGTGGCAAAACAGCGATAAAGATATTCTGGTGTCCCCGACAATGACCGAGGGAGTTGACTTGCACGGTGATCGGTGTCGGTGGCAAGTACTACTCAAGGCTCCATTCGCTTTCGCTGGCGATAGTCGGGTGTCCTACCTGTTGAATGAAGAAAAAGAATGGACGTGGTATTACGAAGAAGCGGCCATCGACATTATTCAAGCGGTGGGTCGTGCTGTTCGAGGGCCTGAACCTTCGGAGGCGGCGAGCTTCTACGTCATAGACGAAAAGTTCGAGGAGGTAATGAATCGCGTTGATCCGCCACAGTACATCATTGACGCCTTAACGTTGGATGCACCGAGTCATTGGGCAATACCGCAAGCCGCTCCGTGGAGATGATAAATGAATCCATTTCGGCCACCGGGTCCACTCTCTAAACGAGAACACGAAGAACCGATTCCTGACGGTTGGCATCAACTTATAAACGCTCCGTTGTTCCTAAAATGGCAGTACAAAGCTTCTCCATACAGAGTTATCGCTGACTTTCAAGCGGATCGTGGACATTGGCGTGCGCTGTTCACAACAACGTTTGATGGAGAGAGCTATCTGGTACAGGGGAATTGCGGTTCCGGTGAAGCCGGAATGATGAAAGCCACCGTCGAGGCGAAACAATTCATGCAGGAAAACGATACTGGGTGCCCACCACCCGGAAAATTATGACAACAAAACTCGATAAAATAGAACCGGAAGTTGGACAGGTGTATCAAATTGAACGAAATGACGATCAATACCAGATCCTTTACGTTGATGAGGAAGTGGTCATGCTCCGAAGTGATGATCCCGAACGACGACCGGGGAACTTCCACCGAATCGAGCGTCGGTCGGAGTTCGATAAACAGGTTGAGTCTGGTTGGTTCAAATATCAACCAGATTCGGACATAGATATGCTCTCCTCGGAGGATCTTGACTGGACAGAGGTAGATTACATCGGAGAGACTACCGCTGAGAATCTTCACGATGCAGGATATAGTACCGTTCTTGATGTTCAACAAGCCGACGACGATGCGTTATTAGATGTTTCTGGCCTCGGTGAAGCTGGCCTCATCAATCTACGAGAGTTCGCACAATGAGTACATCAACAGATCGAAGCCTCCCCGACGATCAAGTACAGATTGACGACGAAGAACAATACGAAAAAGCTGAATTGCAGACGATGAAACGGGCGGAGAACCTTTCCAAACAATTTGAAGAGGTTAAAAGAAGAACTGCCGAGAATGGAATGGTTTTCGGAAAGTTAGTGGACATTGAAACTTCTGCTAACAATGATAGAATCGTCGTAGAAATTGACCTGCCAGCTGAGGGAGATACAGAAC